CACCTCCGAGTCTCTGGCGATCCCTGCAGGGATGTCCGAATCGCTCAGCGCCGTGGCCGATTGCCGGTATCGGCCGTCGCCCTCCGCCTGGGTTAGGTACTGAGAGTGCGGGTCTGCTGCTGCTACGTGGGCGGCGACCGCACTGCTGATCGCCGCGCCGGCCAGATTAGCAATATCTTGGGTGGTGGCGTCCTTTGTCGCCCCAGCCTGATCCATCGGCACCCGCTCAGTTCCATCGAGCGGGGTCGTGGCGTTCGGTAGGCCTGTGATCGTGGTTTCAGCCATACCTACAGAATGCGGAGCTGTCTGTTGTCGAGGGTCGTGATCCGCAGGCCGCTCAGCGTCACCAGGTAGGTGGCCACGGCCTCAATCTTCTCCAGCACCATCACGCAGAACCGGCCATCAGCCAGCTTCAGCGGTTCGTGCTGCAGCTTGTACGTCAATCCCTCGTGCTGCACTTGGTCGCCATACTGCAGGGCGCCAAACTGATCGGTCCTGGCGGTGATCGCATAGTCCACCGTCACCACCTGATCATTCATGATGATCTGGCTGGCGCGGTCCATAATCCCCAAACCAACAACGGCCCCAGCAGTGACGCTGGAGCCGAAGTCAGCCAGCAGGAAATCATCGGGGATTTCCTGGATCATGGTCAGGGGCGGTACTTCTTGGTGCCCACTGCAACGCAGCTCACGGCGGCGCTGTAGGTGCCGGTTTCATCGAAGAACCGCAGGCGCAGGCGGGCCGGCAGATCATCCTTGGAAAGCACCAGCCGGTTGTGATAGGCGGCAGTGGCCAAGTCAGGGAATGCCCCGCCAGTCACGTCCTCGGCATCGCTGCCGTCTGAAAGGCTGCCAGCCTGCACCTTCACTTTCATGGCGCTGCCGGACGCACTGGCCGGAGCGGTGAGGATGAGGCACACATCGCCGTCGAACGCAGAGCAGTCGATGGCAGCGGTGTCATTGGCGGCTGACACTGTGGTCGGGGCCAGGATGGTGACGCTGTGCAGCGCCTCCAGGTTGCGTTGTCTGATCATGGTCAGGGATCCTCCGTGGGGGGCTGGGTGCTCGTGCTGAGCTCGGGATTGTTGTAGGTGGTGCGCCGTTTTCCGCCACGGCGGGGCGATTCGCCTTCAGCCTCAGCAGCTGGAGCGGGAGCAATGTGCTCAGCCGCCCAGCCGCTACGGATCATGTGAAGGCCCAGGTCGTTGTCAACAGTGACCACTTCGCCGATCTCTCGATCCTGGCGATTGATCACCATTGATTCGAGCATCTCGACTTGCATCCTTAGATACCCCACACAAAGGCCTCGGGATAGCGAACACCGAAATCGCAATCCTGCAGGATGCTGATCTCAACGCTGCCCGAATCCTGGTACTTGTAGGGGTTCACGCCGATGTCCTGGCCACTCCAGAACGCCAGCAGAACTTGCGAGAAGTCGCCGAACAGAACGTTGTTCACTTCCAGTTGGTTCGACATCAGGGCCGGGTAGCCGTTGATCTCGTTGTTCCGCAGGATGTAGAAGTCGCTCTGGGCGTTCTCCAGCGTGGTCTTGTAGACGCCCCTGGCGTGAGCGTTCATCATGTAGGCCATGCTGGGCACATCCAGATTGGCCAGGCTCACCTTCGTCTCCATCTCAACCAGGTTGAGGAAGGTGCCGAAGTTGTAGCTCACGCTGTTGATGGTCTTGGCCTGACCGCTGGCCAGGGTCTCGGTTCGCACGCCATCGGTGTACCGCAGGCCCAGGGGGCGCTTCGATCCGCCTTGGGAGTACAGGAAGTCCTTGTCGATGCCAAGGGCAACCTTGCGGCTCAGGTGGCTGCGCACCCATGCCTCAGCAGAGAACGAGGTCTGGCCGATGAACCGGCGAGTCAGCACGGTCTTGGCGCCCACGGTCTTGGGAGTCAGGCTGACCTGGCCAACCAGAATCTCAGAGGCATCAGGGGCCTGGCCTTCGCCAACCCAGTAATGGGTGGGGCCGCTGGTTTCTTTCGGGATGTCGATGTCACCCACCAGTCCGCTCAGCACGGTGGCGCCAGCAGCGGTGATGCTCAGGCGGTTGTAGATCAGCTCGATCATCGAACCGACCAGCAGATCGGTATCGATCAGCGCGCCGCCGGTGGTGAACCCGCCTGCGGTCTGATCGGCCCGGATGCCCTTGCGACCGGCGCCCATGCCGGGGATTTGCGCGACCATCACATCAGCGGGGATGCGGAACGAGCCCTGCAGCTCGCGTCCCGACTGCTTCACCGCAGCGGCGGAGGCCTCCAGCTCCAGGCCGGCGGCCTCGCGGAGGCGCACGTCGGTCGGGTCGGAGAAGTGGCGGATGGCGTTCAGGATGTTGTAGCTCTTGATTTCCTGATCGCTCATTCCGAGCAGGCCATCGCCGGAATCCTGCAGGCGGCTGGTGATGCTGCGCTTTTCCTTGCCAGTGACAAGGGCGAACAGCTCCTCGCGGACCTTGCCGACATCAGTGCCAGAGTTGATGTACTCCTCGGCCTTTTCGTGGCCAGCGCCGGACTGCTCGCACATGTTGCGGATGGTGCGGGCCCGGTCGCGCTCCGCTTGAATAGCGGCTGCCTCCCGGTCCGCCGCTTCGGTGTTTTGGATGGTCATGGGGACAGGTGCAGTTTGCGTACCTGAGCTCAGGCTATGGAGCACTTCCGGTTCCCCACCCCCTTCGGTCGCAGCAGCGACGGGCTCAGGTTGTTCAGGCTCGGGAGCGGGTTCGGCTGGCACGGTGGCGGCCTGAGCTTTTGGGCGGCTGGGCTCGACAAACTCCACCAGCTGCACCAGCGCCTGCGGCACCTTGGCGAACCGGCCGCGGGGAACGGCAGCGCTGCGGATCTCGCGGGCTGGCGCCGCCTCGGTGGCGAACCCGAACTCCACCGCCTCGGCGGCAGTCAGCCATGACTCGGCGGCCATCAGCGACGCCACGTCCTCATCGCTCATTCCAGACCTGGCGGAGTAGGCCTGGCGGTAGGCGGTGCTGATACGGTCGATCAGGTCGGCCTGCTGGCGCAGATCACCGGATCCGCCGATCGCAAGGCCCCACGCCTCGTGGATCATCAGGAACGACGACTCGGGCATCACGATCTCGTCGCCCGCCATCGCAATCACCGACGCGGCCGATGCAGCCACGCCATCAATCACCATCCGTTTCTTGCCGGGATACCTCGCCAGCATCGAATAGATGGCCAGGCCCTCGATCGCATCGCCGCCATAGCTGAACAGGTTGATCGTCAGATCTTCGGTCCTGCCCACCAGTGCCCGCTGCAGCACCGATGCGTTGATCTCCCATCCGACCTCCCCGATCAGGGCCAGCTCCAGGGTTGCGCCCTCGGCCGCAGCCTTAATCGTCACGCCAGACATACAACCCGAGCAGTTTCTAGCCTCAGGCTATGGACCCTCAGGGGTGGCTTCTGGCTGTGGTGCCAAGGCCGGCTGTGACGCCGCGGGCTGCGAGAACCCCAGCCTCCGGCGCAATGCAATCTCGTACGCGATCTGGGCCCAGGTGTGCTCTAGGTCGGTGCCGTAGAGCTCCGCCATCTGATCGGAGGTGCTTTGCAGGCCCATCTCTTGGGCATCCTTGTAGGCCTTCATTTCCTTGGCCGGGTCCACCCAGCTCCAGGTTCTGGCCTGCCACCGCGGCGCCGTGTAGAGCTCTGGCTCGTTCCAGTAGTTGGCGAACAGTTCAACCGGCAGCACGCCCGCCAACGTGGCAGCGTCAACCCATTCCTCGAACACTCGCTGATGGAACTGCTGGATGAAGATCGACTGCACAACCCTGTACCAGTCGCGGATCTCCAGCTTCTCTTCCCTCATTGAGCTGTAGTTGGCGTCGGAGTGATCACCGCTGATCGCCGAGTAGCTGGCGGTGAATCCCGTCGAAAACCGGCGCAGCATGGTCTTGAGCACCGTCTCGTACTGGTTGTCGTCCGGGCCCAGCTGGGGTGGCACGGGGTGCTCGTCGGGGAACAGCTCAATCCACTCGCCAGGCGATGAGTTCGACAGCACCTCGCCAGTATCGGGAGACTTTTCATCAACAAGCGAAGAATTAGGCGGCCCATCGTCTGGCTGCTTCTTTTCAATGAATCCCAGGATGTTGTTCGCAATTCTCTTGCGGGTCCAGTGGCTTTTCTCGTATTCGTTCAGGTTGTGGATCGTGCTCAGTACCGGCGCCAGGTGGGGGATCTCACGCAGCTGGCCGATTTCCTCCGGGATGAAGATGTGGATCAGGTCTTGCGCATCCACGAAGATGTGCTTCGGCTCCATGCTTCGCGGATCGCCAGGATCCATGTTTCCGGGGTGCCGGCGCAGCACCGCATAGCGCGTCACCCGGCCTCCCCGGCGGTCGTTGGTCTCAACGCCCATCCGCCAGAAGTGGCCAGGTCGGTCGGACCCTCCGCTGTAGTCCTCATCCAGCTGGTCAGTGCTCAGCAGCTCGAAGCACAGCTGCTGAGCGTTCGGGTTGCCTGTGGCCGATTCGCGGATGATCCGCACCATCGCTCCGCCATGGGAGCCAAAGGCACCGGCGATCATCAGCTCGTACTGGTGGAACGAGTAGCGCCCGGACAGGTCAAAGTTGTCAGGTTTGCAGAACTGCCGCCACTTCGCCTCCAGGATCTGGTTTCGTTCTTCGTCCCGCTCGATTGCGGTCTGCGCCAGGATCAGCCGATCCAGCGCCGCGTCAAGCTCTCCGCCGGTGCGGCCACGGGAGAGCAGCGCCGCAATCTGCTGGGCAGACTCTGCGCGAGCTCGCCCGGCAGCGGGGTTGCTCCGGCCGCCTAGGGGGATCTGCCCGCGCATCTGCACGCCACGGGCGCCAACGATGTTGATCTGCAGGCTCCGAATCGCACGCCTGGCGTAGGGATTCAGCAGCGCCTGATAGCGGCTCTTCGCCCGGATCTCCTTCAGCCCGCCGCGCAGCATTGCTTGCGGATCGAGGTAGACCGCTGGCATATCGCCCAGCAGCCGACCGCCTAGGTGCTGGGATAGCCCGTGCGCCCGCAGCCGCCTGGCGCGAGGGCCCGGGCCGGCCTGCCAAATGCGGTTCATCAATCGCCGGGCGCGGCTGAACATGCTCATCGGAAGGCAACGCGGATTTTGCGGCTAGTGGTGGTGCCACTCGCCAGCGCCTGGGCTCGCTTCTCCTGGGCCACCTGCGCGGCGAGCCGATCACGCCATTTGATCAGTTCCGCCAGGTCGGCTCGGACCACCCTCCGGCCACCGTTGCCCAGGCTGCCGATCTGGTACTCCTGTGCGCCGGTAGTCAGGGCGCGGATTGCCTCTTCCACCGCGTCGAGGTCGCGTTCCGCCTGGCTGCGGTCGTCAAACGTCCCTGGCGTACCAGTGAAAGCCAGGCCGCGCCGCGCTGTCAGGCTGCCGCGCCGCACGGTCACAGGCGCACCGTCAACCGTTGCGACAACCTGCAGTTCCCACGCGCCGGGCGTCATGGTGGTGGTGGCCTGTTGGCTGATCACCACCTCCCATCCCTCATCGGCAGCCGTGCCATTGAGCTCAAGCCCGGCACCTGCGGTGGTGCTGCGCAGCCAGACCTTGAGGGCAGTGGCCTCAGCTGGAGCGCTGGTCTCCAGCCACGTCACCCGGTCGCCTTGGTAGAGATCGGCTGGGTTCATTCCTCAATACTTCAGGCTGAAGTTGCGGCGTCGCACCGTTGGCCGCGCCGTTCCCTGGTTTAAGGCTACGGAGGCCGCCAGCTGTGCCGCCAGCTGGTCCCACATGGTTTGACGGTTGTAGCGGCGCTTGAGCAGTTCCAGCATCGCCAGGCAGTACACCTTCAGGTCAAGCGGCTCGTTGCGGGCGCCGGATGGCTTGACCCATTCCAAGACTTGAAACCCTTTCACGTAGCGCGGCTGCAGCCGCTCGCAGGTCAGGCCCTGCAGATACTCCTCTGTGGTGGCGTCGTCGAAGTTGATGTAGCCGTCGCCGGGGTCTTCAATCTTGAGGCGGCTGTAGATGGTCCGCTTGATTGCGTGCGTGCCGATCATGTAGAGCGTGACGCCACCCTTCACGGTCTTGCCCCTGAAGGTCACGTCCTGCTTTGAGCCTTTGCCGAGCGGCGGCGCATTCTTCTGGCTGCTGCCCTTGATGGCCACCACACCCTCTTTGGCGTACCGGCGGCAGTAGTCATACCCCTCGCTGGTGTAGTGGCCGCCGGTGTCAACCGCGCAGTGGATCGCTTTCAGCTTGCCGCCGTTTGCGTGCGGCCATTCGATCTCGCGGATCGTCGTCACCTGATCCCAGACGTGATCCTGCCCCGGGTCGCCCTCGATCTTCTGGTGCCAGATCCGCCAGGCCTGCTCAGGCTTGCCGCGGCCATAGCCCCACACCGACACCTCCAGCCAGGTATCCTGCACGTCCACGGCCATCAGCACCGCAAGTACGCCATCCGGGCAAGTGCCGTGGCCGTAGCCGCCGACGCGGGCCATCAAGCCATCGGCGCTCACCTTCGCCAGGCTCTCGTCCTCCCAGGCCTCAGCGGCCCGCTTGTTCACCCAGCCCTTGAGCAGCAGCGGGTCCGCCTTAGCGCGCAGGAACTCATCGCGGATCTTCTCCCAGCTCAGCCAGCCATACGGCGCATACCAGCCCGGCAAGTGAAAGCCCGCCGTCTCGCCGTCGCCCTTGGCCGTTGGCGTCCAGATCCCGCCGGCCAGCATGGCGGTCTTGTGGTGCTGCGCCACCCGTTCATTGCATAGCGGGCACTGGCACCACACCTCGCCGTCGCGCTTATCCCATACCATGTGCTGCCACTCGATCACGGCATGGCCGCCGCAGCAGGGCATCAGGGCGCCGTAGCGGCGGCGGTCGCTGCGCACCTCGAACTCGCTGGTGATCCTGCAGGCGCCGCGGCTGCCGGGGGTGGAGGTCACCAGCGCCTTGCGGTCGGGGAAGTTGGTCTGGCGGGCCTCGGCGTTCTCCAGCGGGTCGCCCTTGTCGTCCATCTCCAGCGGCAGGGATGACACCTCATCAGCCCACACGTTCTGCGCCGGCATGCCCTGCGCGGCGCTGCCGCTGTTGCCGCCGATGATGCTCACCAGCATGTCGCCCTGAAACTCCTTCAGGAACATCGCGTTCGCCGCGTCCCTGGACTTCGTGCTGATCGACTTGGCCGCCACCGCCGGGGAGTCAGTGAACAGCGGCGTGAGGCGCTGGCGGATCTGGCGCTTGGCGAAACTCTCGGTGGGGAACATCGCCAGGAACGGCGACGGGTCCAGCGCGATGGTGCGGCCCAGCCAGTTGAGGCCCACCTCGGTCTTGCCGGTCTGTGATCCGAACAGCAGCACCACCCGCTTGATGCGCTTCTCGCGGGGGCTGAGCAGGTCCATCGGCTCGCGCAGGTAGGGCACCCGGTCGGTGCGCCACTGGCCGGGCTCGGAGCTGCTGCGGCGGGTCAGGATCCGGTTCTGATCCGCCCACTCGCTGACGGTCAGATCCAGCGGGGGCTGGAGCGCTGCGAT